AATAGTGGTTCAATACATGGTTTATCAATATCAGCTAGTAATGCATCTGGTGTTGTTCAACTAACAGCAAGTATTGCAGGTAATATGACAGATGGTGTCCATTCCACAAGATGGTATGGTGGTGATAATCCTGGATTTGATAACTTATTCATGGTAAGTAGTTCAAAAACTTTATTAACAAGTGTAACACAATTGAATGGTGGTACAGATAATGATGGTGGCCTAATAGTTCCTTTTAAACTACATTCAATTTATGAAGGTGGTGGTCTTAATAGTAGAACTGCAGTTTCATCAACAACATTTACAGACAATGGTAGTCTAAAACTAGGAACATCTGAAAACTTTAGGTGGGAAATAGCAAATGTTGATACAAAAGTTGGAACTTTCACATTAAGAATTAGGTCAGGTCAAGATTCAAATAAAAGAAAAATAATATTAGAAGAATTTAATAATCTTTCACTCGACAATAATTCTAAAGATTATATAGCTAGAATAATTGGGGACCAAAGACAATCATTACAAGGTTCAGGAACAACAGAACCTTACGTTAAACCAATTGGTGAGTTTCCTAATAAATCTAAATATGTAAGAGTTGAAGTATTGAAACAAACACCAAATTACTTAGATGAAAATGGTGAATTACCTATTCCAGATTTTTCAGCATCTTTACCAGCTGTTGGTAGTGGTTCATTGGGTGGTGGATTCGTAGATGGTTCAGATGGTGATATAACTCATCCACAAAACTTTTACCAAAACATAACAAGTACAAATGTACAAGGTATAAACCCAAATATTGGAACTGATTATGAAGATGCAATAAATTTACTTGCTAATCAAGATGAATATGATATTAATTTATTATATTTGCCAGGTATAACAAGTGCTGACCATAGTCCTTTAGTGACACAAGCATTAGAAATGTGTGAAAAAAGAGGTGATTGTTTTGCAGTAATTGACCCTGTATTGTATGATTCATCAATATCAGCAGTAACCACTGAAGGAACTAAATTTAATTCAAGTTATGGTGGTATGTATTGGCCTTGGATACAAATAAGCGACGTGACAGGATTATATAGATGGGTACCTGGTTCAGTAGGAGTTGCTGAAGTATTTGCATTTAATGATAAAACAAAACATCCTTGGTTTGCTCCTGCTGGTTTAAACAGAGGTGTTATAAATGCTGTACAAGCAGAAAGAAAATTACTAAATAGTACACGAGATACATTGTATAGAAATAGAGTTAATCCAATTGCTTCTTTCCCTGGTCAAGGTGTTGTTGTCTTTGGACAAAAAACATTACAGAAAAAATCATCAGCATTAGATAGAGTTAATGTAAGAAGACTTTTAATAGCAGTTAAAAAGTTTATTGCTGCTTCTTCAAGATTCTTGTTGTTTGAACAAAATACACCAGCTTTGAGAAGAGAATTTTTAGCAATAGCTAATCCATTTTTACAAAAAGTACAATCAAAAAGTGGATTGAATGCATTTAAAGTAGTGATGGATAATACAAATAATACACAAGACACAATTGATAGAAATCAATTAGTTGGACACATATTCTTACAACCAACAAGGACAGCAGAGTTTATAATGATTGATTTTGTTGTACAAAGAACTGGTGCAGAATTTAGTGAATAATTAAATAAATTGTAGGTTATTTTTTTATATTTTATATATTTATATGTGTATAGAAACATACTTAATTTAAGAATATAAAGTATGAACAAATAGGAGAAATTGAATGGCTACATTAATTGATGCTAACGAAATAATGTTTACGGCTTTTGAGCCAAAACTAAAAAACAGATATGTAATGAATTTAAATGGTCTTCCTGCGTATCTAGTAAAAACAATGGCTAGACCTTCAATCACTTTTGAGGAAGTGGAATTACATCATATTAATGTTAAAAGATATGTTCACGGTAAAGCAACTTGGGAACCAATAGAAGTTACTTTATACGACCCTGTTGTTCCATCTGCTGCACAAGGTGTAATGGAATGGATTAGACTTCATCACGAATCAGTTACTGGTAGAGATGGTTATTCTGATTTCTACAAAAAGGACATTAC